TAAGTCTTGTATAGTGGATTCTAACGCTTGAACTTTTAATCTAATTCTACCTTGTGCCTGTTCATTAAGTGCTTGAATCGCTGCTGCTGCTGTGATACCTGCTGGTCTTTCACCTCTTGTCACATCATATACTCCTGAAATATTCTCTATATGACTTGTTAGCATCTGAGGTACTTGCATCAAATAAGCTGGTAATGCTGGTGGTGCTTCTCTTCTAACATCTGTTCCAGGATTCTTACGAATAACCAAACCATCCCTATTGGATAAGGAGTTCTTTGCTACACCTGAGTTCTTATCTATAATCCATACTGGATTTGAGTTAAGCCTAGCTGATTCAAGAATATTATTTATTATCTTATTAGCGTATTTTGTAGGAGATATAATTTGCTCTGCTTCTCCCATACCATAAAATTTACCTGGTACTGGATAACAGTTCCATTCTACAAAAGGCATATTGTTGTTTTGTGGGTCATTATAAGGGTTTTCTCCATCAGATAGAAGAACATCACCTGCTATGATAACTCTTCGACCTCTAGGGTACTTCATACGTGTCTTAGTGTATTTCTCTCCACCCTCTTCAAACTCTTCTACTAACATTGTGTAATCTTTTATATATGCTTCTACGTATAGAATACTCTGTGATGTGTCAGCGTTATTCGTGTCTTTATTAAAAGCTAAATACTTATCTGTTGGAGCAGAAGCATTTTCTTTAATTAGTGCTTCCTTCTCAGGAGCCATATCAATAACATCTTTAATACTCACATAATTAGCATAAATACAATACTGTGCATCTTTAATAGAAGTTGCCATTTCATCTACATAAAAGTTAAATGGTTGAATAAGTAAAGGATCAATCTCTTTACCATTCCACCCTAAGAAAATAATAAACTTTCCTAATAAAAGTCCTGTTGTTAAGGATTCATGAAGTCTATTAAACATTTTTGTTCTATTCCATTCATAGTGTAAACAGGCATTAGCTTTCTTCGCTTTGTCAAAAGGAGAAGCTGTATTCTCAGGCGAATCAGGGGAGTTCTGAGATAGGATATACTTTGTAGCCATATTATCCGATGGAAGTACAGTAAACTCAGGGTTATTTGCTAACATTACTGGTTTAATGGTTTCAATTGTTGAAAACACAAAGTTCGATATATTTTGCGATTTATATGAAGGAAGATTCTCTTCAAAGTATTTTCCTGTGTGAGAGTCTAGCATATCTTCCCACTTTGAATGTTGATCTGACATATTATCATATGATTTACGATACATATATTGTACTAGATGTACTAATTTCTTTTCACTCTCTGTTTGAGCGTACTCTTCTTGCTCTTTCTTCTTTTTCTTATCCATTTAATCACCCCTCATAAAGTACGTTCAATACCATCTTCATCATCCCTCTTTTTCTTTTTTATCATCATTCGCTGAATAAAAGATAATTTAGGTTTTTCAGATAGATTGTCTTGTTCTAATTTATTTGTATCTTCAGGAACATAATCTTCTCCACGATTTTCTAAGTGTAATTGTAAAGCGATTCCAGAAGCCATAACTGTATCATCAAAGCATCCATTTTGAGCGTTTGTAGATCCATTGTCTTCAATAATATAGCTCATACATTCTCTGATTATTGTTTTTGATTTCATACCTACCCATTTTTCACGAATCCAACGAGCTAATGTATTAACCAATAATTTCTTTGTCTTCTGATTGGTTTCCCAACCTACTTTCTTTGTTACAATATCTGCTGCCTTATCATAAGATTTAGAGTAAAACAAATTCATATAATCAGCATCTATAACAGATTTAATTGTTGTTCTACCATGATTATTAACCTCTATTCCAAGGTAGGCATTGTTATAATATTTTGCTAGTTTAACGAGTTCATCACCAAACAAATCAGGGTCTATATGACCTCTCCACTGAGCTACCAAGTTAAAGTCATCATCATAAACTACACCTACACTATAGTCACCATGAGCGAGTCCCTCAGCTACATCGGCACCTATAACATAAAACATATCTTTCTTTGGTTTCTCCCAAATATCAACATATCCTTTATCGTTAACAATGAGCTTAGGTACACCAACCTCATATTCAAGATATCCTCTAAACATTGATTCTTGTGCGTTCTTTAAATATAACTTTAATGCTACCATATCAAATCGTGGTCTACCTGAAGCGATAAAAGCTTCCTCAGGAGTAGATGGATATTCTTGTTTAAACTTTTCTATATCACCATTTAATTTATTTTGTATTGTACTCTTTCGCCAATTCAACTGTTCGTATGTAAGATGGTACTCTTTCATCAAGTCATACTCTTCTGTGTGTACTTCTTTTCCTGCTTTGTCTAAAGAGACAAACTCTACTTCTTCTATAAGTAATCTTCGTTCTTCTTCATTTTCAAATTGTTTTGTATATTGAGGTTCTACAAACCAAGGTAAAAATACAGGAATAAAATCATTCTCACCGTTCTCAGCTTTTTGCCATAAATCATAAAAATATCCACCGATACCATTCGCTGTGGATTCAATAACAATCGCTGTATTAGGTATATCAGGAATAGTCTGCATTAAACCTGTCATTAATATGTCTGCTTCACTCCAAAATGCAACCTCTGAAGCGTGAAGATATTGTATTGTATTTGATCTACCTGTACTAACATCTTTCGCTACTGCTACAATTACTTTACTTTCCAATCCTGGGCTTTTTCTCTTTTGAAATATATCCTGAGTAGGATTTTGAAAAGTAATCTCTTTTTTATTAGAGTATTTTGTCATAGGAGTAATTTGAGGTGGTAGATTATCGTAGAAGGTACGGTACATATTAAATAAGTTTTGAGAAGCATCGTCTTTATGTGCAATAATTAATGAGTTGATATATTTTTGTGTTGCTGTTTTATTGAAGATATACGCTTCTGTAAAAGTAGATATTCCTAATTGTCTCGCTTTTAATACGATTAGTCGAATAGGTTTCTCTTTCTTTTCCTGATCTTCAATAATGCTCAAAACTTGTTCCTGAGCATTATTTAACTTAAAAGGAACAAGCTTTGCTTCTTTCGTTCTAATCTTTAAAAAATTAGGAATATATACCCTAGGGTTTAATATATTCACTTTGGCTTTAGCCATCTCTTTTCACCATTTCATCTCTCCCAGATTCAGATTTAATTCTCCTCTATAACTTCGGTATAAATACCATCTTGCACATCTGATACATCAAACTGTATACCATCTATTAATTGATCTAAGTTCTCTTCAAAAGAATGACTCATATTAATTTCTTTCTTGTCTACTGGCTTATGTCCTGTTCTGTCTAATACATCTTTAATCATCATAGCTGATACAGATTCATCTTCTGCATTTAAGATTAACTCTCTTTGTTTCTCTATCGCCACTTCTCTTAATGCTTTCATAGATTGTTTTATGATTTCATCTTCTGCTGATTGAGACTCCGTTATGTAACTCTGTACATCAGAATCTTTTAAGATTTGACCTACAGTGCCAGGTGTTATGTTTAATATCTCACCTATTTGTTTATTTGTGTGTGTACCTGATAGAAACATATTCGCTACTTTTTGTTTTAAAATAGAGTTCCTTTTTAAGATACTTGTTTTTAACTGTTCCTCTGCTATTACTTTTATTTCATTCTCTGTTAATTCTTCCATTTCTTTCTCGATCTGTTGATTTAAAGTAGCCATTATTTGTTTTTTATTTGCCATATATGCTACCTCTCAGTATCAATTTCTGAAAACATTTTCAATATCTTATCTGTTTCAACCTCTTTAGAATTACTGATGATTGTAGCTTCCTCTTCTTCTCCGTACTTAGAAGCAAACTTTTCAAACTCTTGCTTTACTTCTTGTTCTGATGGTATATCGTATGGATTTACTTGTTTAAAAGTTTGTCCTTGTTCAATATAAATAATTTGTCTACGATTGCCAAAATAAGATCCAATTATAAATGCTGATACAAAAGCTAAACTTAATACAATACTTATAACAAAAATTTCTACCAATTTTTATCAACTCCTTTAAGAAAAGTATAATCGACAAATCAGAAAATATCAACGTTTATACACTTTCTCGCCATATTGAGGCGATTTATCGCCAACTCTCTATATAACATACCTATAACATTTTAAAACTGTATATATAAAGGCATAGTAAGGAAGAGGAAGAGGGAATCTATTATGTACTTATCTATATGTATATATGTTGTGGTGATATGGATGTTATTCTTGCCCCGGGGGTAGGGGTACCCTACCTATTGTCATTGCGTAGCAATGGTAATTTCTAATCATCCATTGGTAATGATTGACATATACATATATATACATATACATGTACAAGTTGTATATTGATTGTCAACCACTTTTATTTTTGAAGTTTACATTTGTGTTTATCGGTGTCTATCACTCAATCTGTATCCTGACGAATCGGATTACATCTTACAGTGTAATGCCTTTCTTTTGAACAGTGTCTATCCTTATTTTCTTTATTTTGTTCATTCCAAAGTCATTCACAAAATTACATATCAATTCTTTCTTTCTTCT